CCATTGAAGAGAGAGACGACCAGTCCATTAGAAATGATCGATCAGGCCGGGGACACCGAACGTAGGCATCGGCCTCGTGCACTTGTAAGTGAAGAACGCATCCAACATCAGCGGGGGCGTCGCGGTCGTCTGAGCCACAATCGTCACCCGCGAAATCGGCGGATCCTCCTCGATGAAGTCAGCATTGAGAGCCACATTGCTCGCCAGCTCCTGTGCCAGGTGCCAGGTATCCAACGGCTGCGAGCTTGCCGACCGCATGAAGCCGCTTACGCGGCTCGGCTTGTATCTGTATTCCGCGTAGCGTTCCTGATATCCAAACACCGCCGAGTCCGCCATCTGCGTATCCACGCCAGTCGCATTGATCTCCCGCTGATAAACCGCCTGCTCGCCCAAGTTGGCGAAGGACGGCCAGTAGAAGTCGTAGCGACTATTGCGGAACCACATCCGCTCAATGCCTTGCTGATAGGTCAGGTCCGCCCTGGCGGACACGAGCCCCAGGATGAACCCATGCTCCGTAAAGGACTGCCGGAACCCAACTTGACCCGACGCCGTACCGAAAGCGCCCAGCTCACCGAGCGCCAACGTGGCGCCGGTATTGTAGGTCGTAGACGGAACCGGATTGACATTGATCCGGACCGTACCCCCCCCTAGAAACTCGGGCCTCTGCAGGCGCTGGTCCGGCGAGATCACACCAAAATGAGAACGCAAAATCTCGGTGTACCGGGTACCGCCCCTGGCATCCCTCTCGAACATGCGCTGCATCTGAAACGCCTCGCGCAGCTCGTTGATCGTGCCCGCATAAGCGTCCGTCAGATTGACGTCCAGGCCAGGGTCGGCCCAGATCAGATTGGTCGCGGCCAGAGTCCCACTGGACTTGATGTTATTCGCCGCTCCCGCGTCACCCTGAATATTCCGGGTGTTCGTGCCATCCGTGAAGGTCGGGAAATCCGTCCCAGTAATATCGGCGGTCCCCGTCAGAGGAAGAGTCACCAGCGGACCCTTCTGAGTGAACGGCAGACACGAAGTGAAATAATCGTGCCGCTTCCCCCGCTTCAGAAGCACATAGTCCGCATACGTATCGGGACCGTCATCCTTATCCACCACCACAGAATCCTGGAGATTCTGATCGCGGAACCACTCATTCCAGATCAGGTTATATCCGCGAGAGAACAGCGCACAGACGCTGAACCCATCATTCGTCGCTTCCATCGGGCCAATGCCCAGGAAATCAAAGAGCGACCCACTAGCCACGCCTGGTGCACCCGCCGCAATCGGAACGGTCGGGATCTCGTAGTTATCGTACGGGTCGTCAGGGTTGTCCTTCGCCCCGTTGAACCGCTCCCAGTTATTCCACACCAGGCGGTTAGGCACAAAGAAGAAGAAGAAATCAAGATACATGTTCTCCATGACCGGATTGATCATGGTCGTCAGCCGACCAAAGCTCTGCATCCGCATCGCCATCGTATCTCCGGGGAGAACCTCATCCAGAAACACGGGGACCAAGTCCCCGAACAGAAAAGCGGTCTTCAGACCGCAGCTGCGGTCGAAAGACGACCGCTGAATCTCAACGCTCGGAATCCTCGCAAACGAATGCTGCGAATCCGTGAACGACGGACCCACAGAAGTCTTCCCATTGATCATCATGACTACTTGACCTCCTTCAGTTGAATAGCCTTCGTGACCGGCTCCGCCGTATCGAGCAGCTTGAACTTGCCAATCTCAGAATCGAACTCACCCAAACGGAACAGCGTATAGTCCTCCGGGAACTTCCCGAAGTCGTGACGCTCGTCGTTCACTGCAGCCTTCAGCATCCGAACGGCAACCGCAGAGTTGACCGCCAGAAACGGATCCAGAAATGCCTGCGCCTTGCCGTCGAAAATCGAAAAAATGTGCTTATGCATCATGCCTTGTCCCTTTTTCTCAAATCTCGGGCCGCCTCAAGTGCGCGCTCCTTGCGCGCCAAGCGGCGGCCCTCTTCCACAAGCGGCCGCTTCTCAGAAGCGGCCTTCTCCAAACGCCGAGCCTTTACATCCGCCAGCAGCTCGGGATCCTCCCGAGCCAGAAAATCGTCGTAAAAGCGAGGCGGACGGCTCGGCTTACCACGTGACACCACCTCATCGAACGGATACACCTCTCGGTGATACCGTGAAATCCAGCGCGCCCCTATACCGGGGCGGCGCGACATGACCCGGAACTCCGGCTCAACTTGATAAAGCTCACCAGTAAGCGCGTCAACGCGCTCGTACTCAATCGCACCCTCCACCACGTCAGAAACACCCTCTTCCGCGTGAGAGAGAGAAGAAGACAGCAGTCTCTTTCTACCAAAATAAGTAAGCGGGGGGGCGGCGCGCCCTTCGAGGCGCGCGCCCCCCCCCTCCCCCCCTCTTTTCTTATTCGCGTATCCCGCAACGTACGACGCAGAGCGGTCGGTAACGCGGCCAATCGGGCAAGAGCCCAAACCCCAGACACCGTCGAGCGTAGCCGAACGGAACAGCACCTCATCCGAACTACGCAGCTGGGTTGGAACCAAATCTGTAAGAGGAAGACCAAAGAACAGCGCGTGATAATGAGGTCGCAGAGTAAGAGAACCGTACTCGCCACAGGCGAAAAATCGGAAGGAACCCTTAGAACCACACCCCGAGTAGAACTCCTCGGGATCGTCTCGACCCGGTCGAGCACAGCAGACAGGAAAGGCCTTCCGTAGCCGCTTCAGAAAACGTTGCAGGGAATCCGGCTCCAAAGAACGATCGGACGGGAGCCAATCGTCAGAATAAGTCAACGTGACAAACCACGAGACGTCGTGAAGAGCGGCCTCGTGAGAGCACCGCTGCGCCCACTGCTTCGCGGCACGAGCCCGACAGCCCACGCACTCACCACAGGGAATGTCGAGCGGCTGATCGAACAGCGCTCCGACCTTCCCGAATGCAACTCCACCGCCCACCTTTCGGTGGGCGAGCACCGGGGACACGCAGGACATCGCGACTAGAGGCGCCAGCCGCCTCGCATCGGACTCCGCTGCAGATTCTTTTTATGCGTTCCCGCTGACCGCTTGAAGGAACGCTTGGACGCAGCCCGAGACATCGACCGTCGCTTCATTTTCCCTGCTCCCCCGCCCCCTTGCGGGGGCCCCACCGTTGGTGTCACTCCACACACCTATAATCAAGGGGGGAACGGTGTGTGTCAAGAGGGCTCGCGCGCTCCGCGCGCGAGCCCTGTACGTACATGGTACGGGGGCTTCGCCCCCCAGCATATAGCCCCCCCCGGTCGCTTCGCTCCCGGCCCCCCCGCGCCAAGCCGCGGGATGGGCAAATCCGCCACGGCGCTTCGCGCCTGTCTTCGCTTCGCTCAGCTAAGAAACCGCATTGCAGGCAAAAAAAGGCCGGGGGGGCGGGACAAGCACCCCCCCGGCCCGAGAGGCCCCTCTGAACGGAATCTACCCCTGTCCAGACTCCGCTGGAGGGGACCCAGCACTCGCGGGAACTTCCCGCGGCGCTTCACCTGGTCGCAGCAGACCCAGAGCTCGACACTCGTCCGCCCTGGCCGGGTCGTGCACCGCGGCCAGGAGCTCGCCCGGGTCGTTCTTGAAATGCGACCGAATATTGGGCGGCAGCGCGTCGAAGGACTCCTGCGCCTGCCTCACTCTGGAGGCCACCTCGAGGTACTCCGCGCCGGACGAGAAGTCTCCATATCGCCCTGGTCGTCGATTCCAGTCCGGGACCTGGCCGTCCCGCCGATACTTCTCAACGATCCGGTTGATATTCGACTGCGGCTCTTCCGAGCCCTTCGTCCGCGAAATCCCCGAGTTGACCGCCACCACACGACGACGATCGATTCCGATTCGTTCAAACGGCATTGATACCTCCGCCGAAAAAACCGGCCAGGGCTGCCGCCACCAGCCGGATACACTCGAACAGGAAAGACAGGCCACGAGCCTTCATGCTACCTCCCACGGGCGTTGAACAGCCCAGATCCAGTGATCTCTTTGAGAACAGTTAGAGCCTGCTTCGCGAAATCACCGCCTGGCGCACGCCAGAGATCCGCGACGGCCTTTTCAGGAACCGACGCGTAACCGCTCCGCAGGTTGTCGATCGAGTAACCGATCTGCTTCAGAAATTCCGAATCGCGCAGCGAATCACTCAGCAGCGCCGAAGACTCCTGCGCTGCCTGCTGCGCGTACTTCAGGCCCGTGTCGGCATCCACATTCTCGCCCTGCTTCTCCAGATTCTTGATCTGCGCCGCCAGAGCCTTCGCCTGAAGCACATTCTGCGCCATGCCACGAGCAGACGCAGACGCTCCTTCCAAAACATTCCGGACTTGCGCCGGAGGCGGGGCCGTCATCGTACCGGCCCCACCAGCCCCATAAATCGGGTTGATCCCGGCCTTTTCCATATCCTGACGCTGCCACTGATACCGATTCTGGTACATCGTGATCGCCTGGCGATAGGCTTCTTTCTGAGCCTTCGCCGAGGCTTTATTTGTCATCGCCGTGCCGAGAATATCGCCGGCAAATCCCAGAACCGAACCACCCATTGAAGAGAGAGACGACCAGTCCATTAGAAATGATCGATCAGGCCGGGGACACCGAACGTAGGCATCGGCCTCGTGCACTTGTAAGTGAAGAACGCATCCAACATCAGCGGGGGCGTC